CAACTGCTGCCCGCTGTGCACAAGCGTTCGGTTCGCCAGCTTGATCTCGGCCGTCTTGATCGCCCCGTTCAGGGTCCACCCCTGCGAGACGCCCACCACCCGCTTATCACCTTCTATGCCGCGATCCGCCAGCGCATCGACAATTGCGCCGACGCCCATCGGGTCGAGACCCACCGTGTCGAGCAGGCCGGAATGTTCCACTCGCTCGGCTATGTCGGCCAGCTCGGCAATGGCCGCTTCGAGGTCATCGACGATCACCAGATCGCCGTCCGCCTCGAAGTCGGCAAACGCCGCGGCGTCGCTCTTGCGGCGCTCCAGCACCGTTCGGTGCGCCCAGGCTCGCCCCCAATGCAACCAGCGCCGCCCGTTGGCCTCGCGCCCAAGCACCGCCAGCCCGAGCAGGTCGTCCAGGCCGCCGCCGTCAATCCCGATGCAGATCACTTCTGACCGCGAAATGAGCGTTTCGAGCGACAACCCCGGCTCAGCCGCCTCGGGCCAATGATCGGTCCCGCGCCAGCGGTCGGTCTGCAACCCAACGCCAACCTCGATATTGAGGTGCTGAGACGCCCAGCGCGTGACCTCCTCAATGCCGGACAGCCTCGCCACATCAAAATCCTCGCGCAGCCGGTCAATCGCGACTGACCGGTCCCGGTTCGGCGTCACCATCCACCAAAGCGACGGGTCCTGCCATGGCGGGTCGCCCGTGGCGCGCGATGGACGCTGGATTTCCTCCGGGAACTCGTAGAGCACCGGCAGCATGGAGCCCTTGGCCCGTCCGTCCCGTATCGCCCGCGCCTTGTTCAGCTCGGCGCGAAAGGCCCCCACCGGGGGCGTGTCGGATTGTGTCGTAATGAAAACCAGAAACGCGTCCGGGTTCGGCAGCATGCCGCCCCGTATCTGGCCGATCACGCGGGCCGCCGCCGCATCGCGGGCGATCTCATGCAACTCGTCGATCAGGACCCCGGCCGGCTTGACACCGGTCATGACGGAACTGTCGAACGTCTTGATCTTCAGCGACGCCTTTGTCCGCCGATCAATGATCTCGCGAAGGTGCTCGCGGATGTGCATCCGCCGCTGCAAAAACCCTTCCGGGTCCGCCTCGATCATGCCGGTCGCCTGGGCGAACGCGATCTTGGCGACCTCGATGGTCGGCCCGACCAGGATAAACTCGGCGCGCGGCCTCGAGTTCATCAACAGCGCGGTCAGCATCAGCGCCGCGCCGTTCGTGGTCTTGGAGTTTTTTTTCGGCACGAGGTTGAACACCTCGCGAATCTCGCGGACCCCGTTCAGCTTCGGCGACCCGAAGATGGCCCCGACAATATCGCGGAACCAGTCCCCGGCAGCCTCGGCCAGCGCCGGGCGCCCCGGCACATCCGGCAGCCGTAGCCGGTTGAAGATCGAGACCGCCCGCTTCGCCTCTGCATCGTCGAGCCGGACGGCAGGGATCAGCGATTTTCCGGAACTGAGCCGCTCCTTCCAGTCGCGACACGATAGGTCGAGCACTCAGTGCACCAGGTCGGCCCAGCCTGTCCCCTGCTCCGCCGTCTCCGCCGCCAGCGCCGCCGCGCCCTTCTTGCCGACAGCCGCGGCCGGCGCGTCAGGGTGGCGAGGCGCTGCCGACTCAGACCACCCGGCGCGGCAGGATAGCCAATACTTCGCCGCCGAGACCGCTTCCCGGCCATCGCCGGTGGCGATCTTGAACATGTTCTGCGCAACCCGAAGGTTTGCCACCGCCGCGCCACGATCAAGCTCGGCCCGGAACCGATCACGCAGCGTTTTTGGGTCCACCCCGACCAGATCAGCGATAGCCGCCTGCGGCACGCCGTAGCCAGACAAGACCTCGACCGCGATCCGCTGCTCCTCGCGCGGCACCATCCTGGGGCGCCCACGCCGACGCGTGGCCTCGCCCATCTGCTCACCGATGAGGTCCTTGAAGTCAATCATAATCCGTTCCGTTCTGCTGAGACCGGGGCCAGATCAACGGCTTGCGCTGAATTCGCGCTCGCGAACCGGCCTCGGAAGCCACGCCGCGCCTAATTTTCCGGCGCCGTAGCCCCGAAGCATGATACATCTTTCGGACAACTGAAGCCACGCCGCGCCTAATTTTCTGGCGCCGTCGCCCCCTACCCCCTGGGCGGAGGGAAAAAGCGCCTTTCTGGGTTCCCGGCCGGCAAAAAAAATTCTGCGCATGAGCCCAACACGGTTGGCCGCCGGGGAAGGCCGCACGGCGAAACCCCCACCCCTTCATTCGAGGCCATCGTGCAGCGCCGCAGGAGGTCGCCGAGGGCGGTCTGCTAGGTCAGGCGGACCATCCGGGCTGCTCTGGCAGCGGCCGTCTTACGGGCATGGCACGCCCCGCAGAGGCATTGCCCGTTGGCCGGATCGAGGGGCGCCCCCCCATCGTGCAGCTCTACGATGTGATCCGCGAATCTACGGCCCGGTGCGCGTGGCGCCCGGCAGTCCGGGGCCTCGCACCGCCCACCGGCGCGGGCGATCACAGCGCGGCGCCAGGCGGCATGCTCGGGTGACAGGTAGTGCGCGTCTGCCCGCTTGGGCGGCAACGCAGCGATTGCGGTGGACAGGACCCGGACTGCCGGGCCTAGTGCTGCTAGACGTGTCATAGGAACTCCATCGGCCGCGGGATCTCATGACCTCGAACTGGCGCACCGGCCGCGCCGGGCTTAGTCGGTCCGGCCCGCGTGCCGCTCGGTCGCATCCATAGCCCGGAGCGCGGCCGCCGCCGCGTTGTGAGCGATGCACTGGACGACGGCCTCGGCGCCCTGACCGCAGGCAAGCGCGGCGCGGACCAATGCGAGGCGGCGGCGCATCTCAGCCCGAAGCGCGTCCCGTGTCCACGACCGCTCGGGGCGCGAGATCACGCGTCCGCTGCCGCGCCGAGCCGGCGATAGAGGGGCGGACGCGGCGCGACGACGCCAGGCGAAGCGCCGGCTACGGGCTGACGGGAGACAGAGCGGTCGCCCGGCTCGCCATCGGCGGCTGCCAGCGTGTCTGTCTCGGGGGTGTCTCGCATGCGTCGCCCAACGCAAAAAGCCCAGCCGCTAGGGCCGGGCGCGACAATAACAACGTAACGCAGCGGCTATCATATCGCCGCCCGCGTCACAAGTATTTTCTCGGCGGCGGCAGCTTGAGCCCTGGCGGTGGGCCGACCAGCCGCAGCGGAGGCGCAGGGCGCGGAAGGGTCTCAGGCGCCCGCCATCGCGATGGCAACGGCCTCCGGGTCTCCCTGGCCCCGCCGTTTCGCGACGACGTGGCGGCGGCTGAGGCGCATCAGCGGCGATCCGGCGGCCTCGCCTGGGCCAGCCCGTACGCGACGGCGAGGCGCTCGAGGGCGGCCTTGAACATCTGCGACGCAGTGCCTTCTCGCCATCGGCGCGTGCTATCGTAGGCCCCGAGCGGCAGCCCCCGGATCAGCGACCAGTTGATGACCGTCTCGGATGCCGCCAGGCCCATCGCCTGGACGCCGCGGCGTACCCAGACGGCGGCCGACAACGCCCTCTCCTGTGGGGTCAGCCGCGCCCCCCCGTCCCCGCCTGACAAAACGTCGCGACCGAACGGCAGCGGTCCCATGCCCATGCCCGCCTCCATGTGCTCGACCGCCTGACGGTAGATGCGCGCGGCCTGGCGGTGGGCGGGATCGAGCTGCATCTTGTCGAGAGGATCGGCGCGTCGGGCGCGCTTAATGACCCGATTGGCGCCCTCCGCAACGTCGTCGATATCCACCGGCGGACCATAGCCGGTGCCCGGATCGAATCCGGCGGCGATCATCTGGGCGCGGACCGTCTGCCGGTGCCGCGCGACCTCTTCGGCGAGTGATCGCGCTGACTTCACGACTGGCCGCTCCACGGTGGATATCTCACGCCGTCGAGTGCCGTGCCGCGCGTGATCAGGCTCCAGCTCGCTGGGTGGCCAGGAGGGTGCGGCGGTCGCAGATCAGGCGGCGGCGGAGGCTCCGGCCGGCGCCGGCCGATCTTCGCGCCAATCTCGCCTGCCTTAGTGATCGCGGCATTCCGGCTGATGCCCAGCGCGCGGCTGATCTCATCCCACGTGGCACGTGCCTGCCGCATCTCGCGAAGCCGCGTCAGTTCGTCCTCCGTCCACACCCTCCGCTGCGGCATCTCGCCCTCCTCTGTGCCTCTGGTAGCCGTGCAGCAGCCCGTCAACGGTCGCGCGGTGGCGCCGGTCGCTCTCGGCGCGCTCCGGGCTGCCGGGCGGCGGGAGCGGCGGCACCCGATCGCAGCCGCCCGCGTAGGTTCGGCCAATCCCAGGCCACAGCAGGCGAGGAAATTCAGAGTCGGTCATGCCGCCTCGCACCACTTGGCCGCGCCATCAGCGCCCCCCTCTGCACGCAGCAGCGCGAGCA